ACAGGTATGGTAATGGCACCCGGTATGGTATTCACTATTGAGCCAATGATTAATGCCGGTTACCCGGATGTATATGTTGATGATGACAATGGCTGGACAATATACACAGAAGATGATTCATATTCAGCACAGTGGGAAATAATGGTTCACGTTACTGATGATGGATATGAGGTTATGACATACTAATTAAGAATATATAATTATTATTTGATACAAATTATTATTGGATATAGAAGCTATCTGATGTGGAAGAATTCGTATGGTTCACACGCAGCTTGTATAGACAGGAAATATAAGGAAGATACAGGAGAGCGTACACCTGCCAGACAGCTTTATATATTAATAAAGGGGCTGCCGCACTAAGAAATGTATATATTATATAGATTGATAGTTAAGTCGGTATATCTATATAGTTATATTTTCTTATTGCGACAGCCCAATTTTATGCTATAGACTATGATTTCATATTGGCATAATTATTTCTTGATACAGTTGCAGTTTTTATCAAATTCAGGATTGTATAGATAGTAATTATTACAGTCAAGCTTGCTCTGTATTATAGATAAGGCTTCACCAAAACGTTGGAAGTGGACGATTTCACGCTCTCTTAAGAATTTAAGCGGGTCGAGAACATCGGGGTCATCTTTGGCAAGCCTTATAAGGTTATCGTAAGTTGTTCGTGCCTTTTGTTCTGCTGCCATATCTTCAACGATATCTGTTATAGAATCACCTTTTGACTGGAATTCGCACGCATTAAATGGAATACCACCTGCCGCCTGAGGCCACACTGCTGATGTATGGTCTACATAGTAGGCTTCAAAAGGAGTTCCTTTAATCTGTTCTATTGTAAGGTTTCTTGTGAGCTGGTGAACCATTGTGCTAATCATTTCAAAATGCCCCAGCTCCTCAGTGCCGATATCTGTAAGCAGCCCGGCAACTTCCCTGTATGGCATAGAATATCTTTGCGAGATGTAACGCATAGAAGCACCAAGCTCGCCGTCCGGGCCACCATACTTCAATAAGGTATACTGCTGAAAAGCCAGCATATATGCGGGTTTGACAACTTGGTAAAAATATAGTAAGTAAAATGTTTGCTATTTATTTTTGCAGGAAGAAGTACACTTCCAATTTATCATTTTCTTTATCATATACCATATGGTCAACAACACTTCTTATAGCATTAGCCCTTGTAAGAGTATCATTAGAGGTATCTTTTATAATGTCATATACAGTTGAGATGTTCTTAAGCATATCTGCATTAGAATCATCAGATGCCAAGCTGAAGGCTTCCAACTGTTTTTCAAGTGCTTTACGTTCGTCATTAAGCAGTTGTTTATTTTCTTTATATTCTTCTATTGTATCAATTCCATCCCGGTATGCTTGCTTTATTCTAGCTTCTTTATCATCAAGTTTAGATAGTTTACTAAGAAGTATATCTCTGTCATTTGTATTAGCTTCGTTTGAAGCCTTTTTTAGTTCGTAATGCAATTCGGTAGTTCCATCAAAAACTCGTTCAAATGCGTTATATACAGCCTGTTCAAGGGCAGCAGTTTTTATAAAATGGCTGCGCAGGCATTTGCCTTTGTTGTAATTGCCACATTGGTAACGTGTAGCATTAAGCCCAGCCATAAGAGAAGCTCCGCAGTCAGAGCATTTTACAATTCCGCCAAGCCAATGCTTCATATGTCCAGCGGCTCGTGCTTTGTATGGTTTGCTTCTTAAAGCCATAAGATGTTGTACCAAATCCCAAGTTTCTTTATCAATTATTGCTGGGTGTTTACCCATAACAATAATCCATTCACTAATGTCCTTTATTGTATGATTGTCGTGATTTTGTCTATTCCAGCGGACGGCTCCATAATAAAATGGATTACTTAATATATATTCAACAGTACGTCCCTCAAATGTAGCCCCACGCTTAGTTTTATATCCAATGGCATTAAGTTCCCTGGCAATTTCCAAGTAGCTGTGGCCGGCAATGTAGTCATTGTATATTTTTCTTACAATAACAGCTTCTTCTTCGTATATGTAAGGTATGCCAGTCTCTTTATTCATTCGGTAACCAAGAGGGAGAGAAGACTGGTAACCACCTCGTAAGGCTTTCTCAGTCATACCTCTTAGAACTTCGCCAGACAGACGAATAGAATAGTATTCATCCATCCACTCTATTATACGTTCTATTAAGGTACCAAAAGGACCATCAATAAGTGGCTCGGATACACTCACAACATCAACACGGTTCTTTTTAAGTAAAGATTTGTAGACAATCGATTCTTCCTGATTACGCGCAAATCGGCTGAATTTCCATACAAGAATAACATCGAATGGGTGTTCTTTGCTTTTTGCCATTCCTATCATTTTCATAAATTCTGGGCGTTTGTCTGCTTTCTTGCCGGAAATACCATTATCAATGTAAATGTTTTCTGCCAAAAGAGACATATTATTCTTTTTTGCAAAGTCAATCAAAAGCCGCTTCTGTGCATCTGGCGAAAGTTCTTCTTGTTTATCCGTGGACACACGTATGTAGGCACAAGCAGATTTCATATTAAGTATATCCTTAGCCATAATAATCATCCTCTCTGTAAAATATATGCAAGTTGCACCGGTGCAACTCAGTAAAAATGGGTATAAAAAATAACACCTACTTGCATAAGCGGTGTTAGAAATGATATAATATGGCTTGTCTAAGGCGGTATTATATCATAAGCAGTGCTTATGTAAGTATCGTGGTAAAAGCTCTTGTGTTGGTAGCACAGGGGCTTTTATTTAGTTAATTCTTGTTGTTTTTAACTTCCAAGGATGGTGGGTCAGAAGCATTTAATGGTGATATGACACTATGACCAAGTTTTGCCTCAAGTTCTTTGCGTGCAGTTTTTGCAACATTTCCACCTTCTGATGCAATTTGTTTGCTTTCAGAAATATCAGCAGGATTCTTAGCTTTAGATATAGCTGTAGCTGAAACTTCTGCTAACTGATTAAGAGTTAATTCAATGTTAGTCATGTTATCCCTGAGATTTTCTTTATGTATGTTTTTAAATTGCTTATACTTTTGAACTGTTTTTCCGGACCAGGCAGCAGTAAGTATATTTGTAAGAACAGCGTAATCTTTAGAATCCTTGATTCCTACACGTTTCCATTCATCCGTTAATTCATCACGTATATTTTTAGATTGTAATCGTTGTTTAATCCACTCGTCAGAATATCCCTTTTCTCGATAGTAAGATAATCCTCTATCAAGTGCTTTTTCAGGATCTGCCATTTCGTCAAGTCGTTCTTTCCCAACTTTAGCAAGCCACATTTTAAATGGTTCAGCTTTTTTTGAAGGAATCGACTGAATGATACGGAATAAGCCTTCAGTTGTTGCTGCTTGGATTCGCCTTAATTTACCATCGGAGGCAGGCATTGCAACCAGGGTACAAATTGTACCCCAGTTGTTATTTAATTCGGGGTCGCGTTGTTTCATTTTCTTAATATATTGTTTAACATCATTACTATTTGTGAGATTTCATGTACACTCCACACTTTTCGTATAGTATTATTAAAAAATTCAAACTCCTCTGGACTAATGTCCTGTTCATCAATATGGTACGGAGTAGTTATACCAGTATCTTCATCGAATGCAAAGAAAAAGAAAATGTTCACCTTCTTTCGTGTTGGTAGCACAGGGGCTTTTATTAATATTATTAAATGTAGAAAAAAGCTATATTTTATCGACTAAAAAGTTGTTAAAAAGTTGTTAAAAAAGTGAAAATAAATTGACATTCAACAACCATAATGTTATTATTTGTTTGTGGTTCACGTTATGGAATTTAATGCTATAATAGGATTTTCCTAACGGCCAAAAATTCTTGTGAACTGATTAGTTGCAAAGGACATATTTAAATGTTCGTATATATTTTATGAGTTTAGCTAGTGATGTTTTTGGTGTGTACCAAAAAAGGTTCACTAGCTATTCTTCTTTTATTGGAGATTGCTTT